CAAGCCGCCGAGGACGAGACGTTCATCCAGCTCGACCCGCAGATGGCCGGGTTCGTGGACGAACTGGTCAAGCGCACGGTGCTGTTCTGCGAGGAGCTGTGGGGCGAGGACTTCTACCCCTACCAGCGAGCGATGAGTTACCGGATCATCGAGAGTCTTGTCCTCCAGGACGCAGAGGAGATGACTGGCCTGCTGGCCCGCCAGAGCGGCAAGAGCGAGGTCGTCGCCACGACGCTCGCCGGGTGCATGATCCTGTTCCCGATCCTGGCGAAGACGTACCCGATCCTGGAGCGCTTCAAGAACGGCGTCATGGTCGGCCTGTTCGCGCCGGTCGATGAGCAAAGCGAGATCGTCTACCGGCGCCTGATCGATCGCCTCTCCAGCGAGCGCGCTGGCTTCTTCCTCCAGGATCCCGAGATCTCCACCAAGCTCGACGCCAAGAGCAGGGTGATGAAGCTCTCCAACGGCTCGCTGTGCCGGCGTCAGACGGCCAACCCCCGAGCCAAGATCGAGGGCTCGACGTATCACATCATCGTCGTGGACGAGTGCCAGGACGCTGACGAGATGGTGATCCGCAAGTCGATCCACCCGATGCTCGCCTCGACCGGTGGCTCGATGGTCAAGATCGGCACGCCCGGCTATCACAAGGGCGACTTCTACAAGGCCATCAACCTCAACAAGCGCCGAGCTCGCGGCCGTCGGACGAACCACTTCGAGTACGACTGGCGTGTTGTTAGCAAATACAACGCCGCTTACAAGCTGTTCGTGGAGAAGGAGAAGTACCGCCTCGGGGAGGACTCCGAAGAGTTCCAGATGAGCTACTGCCTGAAGTGGCAGCTCGACCGAGGCATGCTCATCACCGAGGACGACCTGGACGCCCTGGCCGATCGCTCGATGCCGCTGATGAAGGCGTGGCACCGCACGCCGTGCGTGGTGGGCATCGACCCGGCGCGGGTGAAGGACTCCACCGTGGTGACGGTGATGTGGGTGGACTGGGACCACCCCGACCCGGCCGGGTACCGGGAGCACCGCATCCTCAACTGGCTGGAGATCCACAACACCGCGTGGGAGGAGCAGTACTTCCAGATCATGGAGTTCCTCGAGCCCTACTGGATCAGCCACGTCGCCGTGGACGCCCAGGGCATGGGCTCGGCGGTGGCCGACCGCATCCAGCGCCTGCTCGGCTCGCGCTGCGAGGTCATCGCCCTCAACAGCGACGCCAAGACCCAGAGCGAGCGGTGGAAGCACCTCATTCAGCTCATCCAGCGCCAGATGATCGTCTACCCCGGCCACTCCAAGGCCCGCCGTACGCGGGTATGGCGGCGCTTCCGCCAGCAGTTCTCCGACGCCGAGAAGGTGATGAAGGGCCAGTACCTCCTCATCGAGGCGCCGCACGAGCGTGAGGCCCACGACGACTTCGTGGACTCGGCGGCGCTGGCCTGCGCCTGCACGATCGGTGACTCAGTGCCGGTGGTCGAAGTCATCGAGTCGCCGTTCTACCGGTAGTACCCTCCGGCTATGGCGAAGTACCCCGCCGATGAGCTACACGAAGCGGTCGCCGCAGTCGCTGCCCATCGCCGGGAGAACGCTCACTTCCCGAGCATGTCGGCTGACGCCATGGTGAAGGGCGACCAGTTGGACAGCGCCGTCGAGGAAGCGCAGAAGCGGTTCCACCGTGCTGGTGGCACGGCCGAGCACGCTGATCGGATCATCGAGAGCGCCTACAGCAGCGTGGAACCCCGCAGTCGGCTCAACGAGTTCCACTCGGCTCGCCAGGGTCGAGGCGATGGCTGACGACGGAGAGCACCTCTCCGAGCAGACCCGTCATCTCTGGTTGGGCGGGGCGAAGAGGTCGTACCCCGGCTCCAAGAAGCACCCCCAGGGGAGGCTGTTCGCACCCATCGGGAGCTACACGGGCGATCCGATGAGGCTGCACCCGGAGAACTGGCTCAAGCAGAGCGACACGCCGGCGCACGACGACACCATCTCCTGGCATGGCTCCGAGGAGTCATCGCTGCCGCGCTCCGATGAGTACGAGCACCGAGCGCACGAGTCCGGCCACGGCTCAGGGCCGGACTGGTCCACAGGCGAGGACGACGACGAGATGGAGGACTTCTCCGTCGATTCCAAGGACCGCCCGATGGGCGAGTACGGCTCCGTCGTCGGCATGCACTTCGGCTCGCTGGCCGCGGCGTCCGAACGGGCACCTCGACCGTTCATGCACCCGGCCCGACTCCCCGAAGGGACGATGGCCGCGCCACCTCGAGGCAGCTTCTCCACGCCCAAGGCCGGTGGAGCGATCGTCGGCGGCGACTACCGCTCCAACGTCAACATCTACAACGAAGAGACTGGTGAGAGCACCAAGGACACTCGATGGACCGACTCTGCTGCCAACTACGCGGAGAAGGCCACCGACCTCGTTGAGTCCGGCAAGACCCTCGCCTACCGCAATGACGTGGAGGCGAAGGGGTCTACCTCGTTCAGGACACTTCCCGAGACGGCAAGGACGTGGTCAGAGGACGTGATGTCGGCGGCGGACCCCACCAGCGGTCACCTCGCCAGCAAGTACGGGTGGAAGGACGACACCAGCTTCCGCAACAAGCCGCATCCGGCGCTCGTCCACCTGGCCGAAGCGGGCTACGACCCGGTCGTGCTGCCCAACGAGACGGGGCGCACGCTGAGTTCCTACAAGGACAGCTACCAGATGTCTCTCCCGTTCGGGAACCCCAACACCCCTAACCAGACAGCCGAAGATGCGGCGAGAGTGGCTCACGCCAAAGATCACAACGCCGCCAGCACCGCTCGGCGTGAAGCGTTCGACGCTGGGCGCACCTGGACGATGCGGAAGCCCACGAGCTGATCCCCTGGGCCGTTCCTGGTATGGGGCTATGCTCCGCCCATACCCGGCTAACAGGAGGCCCGTATGTCCTACCGCCCCGAGACGGGCTACGAGCACGCCATCGCCACGAACACGGCGCGGCGTGGCCCCCTTCGTTTCGAAGAGGGCGTTGCCACCGACACCGACATCCCCGCTGACTTCGGCCAGGGTGCGTACGGCGACGGCAGTGGCGATGGTCGTGGCCGTCCCTTCACCCCCAGCAAGCCGCCTGAGCAGACGATGCAGGAGCGCGCTCACGTCGGCAGCGCCTCGTGGATCGAGGCCCCGACCATGCTCCAGGACTTCGTCATCGGCGCGTCGATCGGCAACGGTCCCGGTTTCGAGATGGAGCTCGGCAGCGAGCGGCGGATCATCCGCATCAACCCGGCGAACGTCCAGGACTGACCGGTGGCCCTGAAGAAGGGCAAGCCTGTCGTTGACTGGGCCAAGGGGACAGCGGCTGCGCCTGGCCGTCCCAAGTCGAACATCGGGAACTATCTCATCAAGCCGGTCGGCCCCAACAGGTCGCACACCGGTTTCGAGATGCTGGAGAAGACGCCTCAGGCCATCATCGCCGCCAAGGAGACGTACCTCAAGAGCGGTGAGCTGCCGCCGACGCTGCAGCCGCAGTACATCCGGGAACCCGAGATCCAGGCTCGCCAGCGGGCCAAGCAGATCAGCAAGGGCTGGGTCAAGCCGAGGAGCGTGCAGCGATGACTGCCAGTGAGTCAACCAGCCCCCACCAGTTCGGGGAGATGCACCGACGCCTCAAGGAGGAGGGCGGCTTCACCTACGACCCGCGCAAGAAGGAGTTCCTCACGTCGGGCTACTCGGTGGCTGCCCACCCGGCTGCGGAGCTGACGGTCAAGCACGCCGCAGGTGGCGCGACCCCGGAGCACATCGAGGGCTACACGACCGGCTCGGCGCCGATCTGGCAACAGCAGAAGGCCAAGGGCCGGGGCCAGGAGGCGATCGGCGGGTGGAGCTCGGACGAGGGCGAGAAGGACGTGCTCGACCTGCCGAAGGTGTATCCGGCCACCCCCAGCGGTCACACGAAGTCACGCCAGGCACAGATCCTCCGCAACCAGGAGGCGTCCTTCAGCCTTCACGAGATGGCCGAGGATCCGAACCCGTGGTTCACGGGCAACGCCGCCACCGAGGCGGCGCCGGGGCACATGTCGGCGCAGTTCCCCGAGTTCGCCAACGTCGTGGCGAAGAACCCCAACGCTGCGCTCGACCCGGAGAAGTACCCGGAGATCGCCTCGTGGGCCAACAAGCCCTCGCGCGACGCCGCCTTCGCCAAGGAGCAGAAGCGCAAGGCTCGAGGTCAGGGCTGATGCTGCGGGACGTGGTCGGCGCAGAAGAACTCGACGGTGCCGTCGTCGTGGGTGACCTTGAAGTTGCCGACCTTGTGGCGATCTTCGAAGCAGACCTTGCAGTGCTCGCCCCGCTTGAAGGCTCCGTAGCCGTTCTGCTCCTTGATCTCCATGACACAACTCTAGCAAACGGAAACTGATTTCGTATGCCCAAAGTCACATCCCGCGCCCTCTCCCCGCTGACCAACCCCACGGGGACGGCCATCGGGGCCAGCCCTGGTGAAGGCCCCGGCTTCTACCAAGGCATCGTCGGCCGCAAGACCGGTCGCCCAGCGCCGAACCCTGGTGGGCACGGCCGCACGTTGCCTCGGCACGAGGCGGTCCTGGCCGAGCACGGACTGCTGGACAAGGGCGCTGCTGACCCCAACCAGGGCCAGCTCTTCGGTCCCTCCGAGCTCCCACCAAAGGAGACACCGCGCGAGTCCGCCCTGCGGATGGGCACGCCGCCGCCGCTGGCCTCCAGTCGTCCCGGCTTCATGCCTGGCCTCTACGAGAGCAAGACCAAGGAGGGTCCGGGGATCGCCACGACGGCCCAGGCCCACAAGCGGATGATCGGGGCCATCGAGCGCTTACCGGCATATGAGATGGAAGACGGCGTGGCGCTCGGCGCCGGCAACCAGCGCGCCGAGCACTCCGGGCACCGGACTGGCCCCGGCGAGCACGGTCCCAACGTCGTGCCCCCGGTGGCTGAGGCGCTGCGTCAGCGCATGGCAACTGCGGCTGGTCATCCCGCCGACGTGCCGTGGTACGCCAGCCGTACCGAGACGACCCCGCAGCAGCAGATCGAGGGCGCTGGCAAGTGGGCGCTCGGTCCCGGCGAGGCGACCGACATGATCACCGCGGCGTCAGCTCGTCACGGCATCGGCTACGAGAAGATGGCTCGGGTCGTGGCCCTCACCAGTCCCCGCACGGCGTGGACGGCAGGTCAGCGCGGCACCGACGACTTCGCCGCTCCCAACATGGAGTCGGCCGAGAACGTGGTGCATGACGTGCAGCAGGCGCAGCACTACAGCCGGGTCACCGACCGCAGCGTCAACTACGCCGAGGTCGGTCATGCCGCCGAGGGTCGATCGCTCGGTGAGATGAAGGCCAAGGCGGCGGTGGACTACGTCGAGGGTGACCCGTCGGAGGCCATCCGCATCGGTGACCTCTCCTCGCAGAAGGTGCCCAACTTCAACCAGGCCCTGCTGCAGCACCACCCGTCGCAGGCCGTGCAGCGCCAGTCGGCGCTGTCATACACCGTGGACACCCACGACGTGTCGTCGCAGAACAGCAGCGTCGATCTGCTCAAGACGCAGGGCGGCTACGCCATCGCCCAGATGGTTGGGCGGCGTGCCGCGCTCAAGAACCGTGAGCTGCCGAGCATGAGCCAGAGCCGGATCTGGATGGGTCAGAAGGAGAAGACGGCCGAGCCGGTCGGCAAGAACTCCTTGTTCGAAGAGACACGCTCGGGGAAGCTGCGCCCCAATCCCAGGGCATTGCCGAGCTATACCCCTCCGGTGTCGGCGCAGTTCGACAACCGCAGCCCCACCGCCAAGCGGCTGGGCATCGAGTTCTAGGAGGACCATGGCTGCGAAGAAGGAAGCATTCGGCGGCAAGCAGGCTCCAGCCTTCGGCAAGGGCAAGAAGGAGCAGGAGAACGCC